GCTGCTAAAAGTTGATTATACTCATTATTAAATAATGAGGCATCAATTGTATTTCCATCAGCAATTGTACTTTGTCGTGTATAACCTGCCATATTATTATCTTCTTCCTCCTGCTATAAATGATACGAACATTCCATTTACAGAATATCCAGCATCAGTATCATCAGTAAAGAATCTAAAACTATTTGTAAATCCACTACCTGTTACTAAAACACTTTTACTTGGTAGTGTTGTTGCACCAAATACAGATGAACCAAATTGAGAAGTAGCTTGTCCAAATAAAGATGAACTACTTAAATTACCTACAGAAAATTGTCCAGGTTGTGGTACATCTGTTGAATCAAAATCATATCTGATTCTTAGTTTTAAATTATTTTGTGTTCCTTCAGGTGAGATATTTGCTTTAACTTTATATAAACTTTTTCTTAATCCACCATCTCCATAATCCATATCTGGAGTTTGAAATCTTGCATTAATATTTGAAGTATCAAAATTGTTACCAGTATCTAATTGATAAATATAACCAGTTTCATTTGAACCAAATTTAACTTCTTCATTAGAACTATTTAAATCAGAAGCACAATGTTTAATTTCCATACCTTTAGATTCAGCCCATTCAAATGCAGGAATTCCATTTTCATCAAATTTAAATGTTCCTATAATTCCCATTTGACTTGATTTAGCTTGTCCTGAATTATGATAGAATAATCTATATTGACTTCGTTCTCTTATAACCATACTTGATAAAGTATAACTTGCTATATTATCTAGTATGTCATTAATTCTAGGGAGAATTTTTCTACTTACAGAACCAATTTCAACGTCAGCGATTCTGGCTGTACCAGCAACTGTTCTTAAACCATCAGGTGCTAGAAAGATTAAATCTCCACCAATCTCTTGGATAGTGTTTCCATCTACACATCCTATATTCTTTGTTATAGATTTAAGTATAGGGGTAGAATCAAGACTTGTCAACTCATAAATACTATTTTTACAAAATATAACTAGAGTATTTCTAAAGACTTTAATCCCTGTAATAACATCTCCAACATCAATTGCACCTGAACCACTTGCTTCAAAATCATAAGGTTTTAAGCGGCTACTATAAGCTACTGTACTTGTTGAAGCTGTTTGTCCTGATACAACTAATCTTTCAGCATAGATAGTATTTCTTTTAGGATTAGTTGGAGCTGACCTTTCTAACTCTTCAAAGTGATAAGTATAAACACTACCTGATTTAGTGATTTGTAATTCAGCTATTTTATTAGTTGAATCACAGATATATAAAGTTCCAAAACCACCTTCAGATTCATAATTACTAAATTGAGTATTAGTTTGATTAGCTCTTGAAATTACTGTTGCACTAGATAAATCAGCAACAAGCATTCCACTTTTATAAATAGCTTGACTACTAGCACTAGAGACAACATCAAAATCTACTGTTAGATTTGTATTATCTGTTATAGATAAAACTCTATAATTAACACTATTAATTTTTATTCTATCATTTACAGCTAACTCAGTTGTAAAAGATGTTCCAGTTCCAACAACTGCTGCTGAACTTGCAGTTACTGCAACTGTACCTGTAATAGCTTTATAAGTATCTTTATTAACTTGAGTCCAACTTATACCATCAAGACTAAAATAAATTCCAGTACCTTGACATACTACAACTCCATCTGCATAAGGATTTAATCCTACGATAGCATCTGTAGAAGTTCCACTTGGTGTAGTTGCACTTCCAGCACCCCACTTAGAATATCCATTAATTCTTCTATAACCACCTGTTGTAGATGATTCAAAATTTTCTAATATAGTTGCAGCTCCAGGTGTTCTAAATAATGCATGACTACTGGATACTAAATCTAAACCTCCTGCAACTGTAATGGAAGCTCCTTGTGTTGGCATTTATTTTCCTATGGTAATAAATATGTAAATCTTACATCAGACATATAAGATGGTTGTGGAGAATTTAAAGCATCAGCCATAGCTTGTAATCCTTTTTTATACTCATCTAATGCTAATTGAGATTGTGCAATATTGTCTTTAAATTGATATATGTAATATCGTGCTCTTGCTAATAAAACAGGTTTGTATTGTTCTGGAAATAAAACTTTATCTGTATCTGCTGATAATGCAGTTGGTCTGTTATAAGCAAAGAAATGAATTTTGTAAGCTTTGTCAGGAATTGGTGAAAGACCGAATCTTCTACCATCTGAACTTCTAAGTACTCTTAATGGAGCACCATAAACTGGACTAGCTGCTGTTGCATCTTGTTCTTCAGCTTTTGCATAACTACTTCTCCAAGCTGTTAGAGTTGTAAATGCTAGTTTGTTAATTGTATAAGGAGGAGTTTCTCCTGATACATTTTGTGTAGACAAAGTAAACATATCCCAGTTTACTGAATCAAAATCAGAATCTATATCTGCAGAACCTGTTTTTAATAAATACCATCTTTGACCTACAACACAATCAACAATTGTATTCCCATAATATGGGTCATCAGGTACATCTGTACTTAACCAAGACCAATCATCAACAGCATCTACTATATCAAAGTAAGCTCTGTTTACACAATTAGCAACTTGTTTTTGTACACCTACTGCACCAGAAATTGCTGTTAGTTCAGGTTCATTAATTTCAACTAACAATTCGTTAGTCATAGCTAGATAGGTCTTTGCCATTTTAAAATTCCTTTATGGATTAAGTAGCGATAATAATTATAACTATAACAACTGCTACACCAATAACCACTTTTTTGTGGTCGGTCCATAGATGTTTAATTTGTTCTTTTATATTTTCCATTGTTAATCCTTTATTAGTTTGTTGACAGGCGAGATATTTCACTCGCCTATCAAGTTAGTTAGTATTAGTCAGCAACGTAAATTATTTTGCCTACTATGTCTGTTCTAAGTACTTTTCTTCCGAATACCATAAGACCTCTTACAATATCAGCGAAAGTTGAAGTGCTTCTTAAAGACTCAACTATTTTTAGGTTTTGTGCACAAGATACTGCACTCATCTGTCCAAATAAAGCTTCTGGAGCAGTTGCAGAACCTGCAGGTGTTGCACCAGATAAATCGTTAGTTGGTAGATTGTTAGACTTGTACATTTGGAAACCTCTTACTAGACCAGATGCTACTAGACCATTTCTTAAAGAACCTTGACCAGCATTATAGTCAACTGATAAAAGTTTAGAAGATGTGTTAGCTAGTTCATTATACCACTCAGGAGCACCAACGAACCATCTGCCTTCTTCTGGGCAGTTAGCTTCGTCAAGTGCTTTAGCAGCTAATGACATTTGGTTAAGAGGGTCAACTTCACCAGAAGCATGACCAACGTCAATTGGAGTACCAGTAGTACCCATTCCAGACGTAATACCAGCACCTGTTGAAATAGCTGTTAGAACATTACTGTCTAAAGCATCTTTCAGTTTGTATGCTGCATTGTCTGAAGCAACTGATTGGAAATTGATATGAGAAAATCTTTTCTCAATATCATCTAGTTGAAATTGAAAGTATTTAGCTTGGTCTACTACGAGAACAAGCTCGTTGTCTGTTAGTGCTGTACTTGAAGTGGATGCACCTCTAGTATAATCACTTACAGTTATTTGAGGTTCTTGTACTATGTTGACAGTATCTCCAAAGTTTTTGATTTCTCCCATGTAGTCTGTATTGCAGATTGCTTCTGCAGTAGCAGCTTTTCTAAGAGCTATCTGAACTTTTTTAGAATATATTTCAGGTACCCAAAACTGATTAGCTTGAGGAGCTGAAGGGGAATTACCACCAAAGTTAGTAGTTGAACCACCTGCGAAATGTGCCATAATATATGACTCCTTTTCTATTGGTTATTGTTAATAAAACAGCAGAATTATAAATCTATAACTCTACCTTCTCTTTGAGCTATTGCAATTTCTTTTTCTTTTTGCATAAACTCAACATCTGACATTTTAGCAATATCAGACCTTTTATAGATAACTCTGTTTCCAGTTGGTGGTTGAGTTTGTTCGCTAGTTTTAACGAGCAAATCTGCACCAGCTTTAACTTCATTATCTTTTTTAGGTGTTTTATCTAAACCAAGTCCTCGGTCTTTCTTATATAGGTCAACTGCTCTTGCAGCTAATTTGCCATCTGAGTTATTCTCATAAATCCATGCTTTAATTTCCATGGGTTGTGAGTCTGCCCAGCTATGAAAATCATCAGATTCTTTAATTGTATTAAAGTCTGGATGAAGTTTTGATAACTCTAATTGGGCTTCTCTTTGAGCTAATGCTTGATTAGCTTTTTTCAAAGAGCTAACTTCTTCCTGCAAATCTTTCATCTCGTTTTGAGATTGCAAGTGAGATACAGTTTCCACAACTCCATATATGTCAGGATAATCTTTTTTGAAAGAGTCTAACTCTTCCTTAGATTTTGGTGGGGTATACTTAGGGCGATTAGTCTTAAGTTGTGACTTAAGGTCATCTTCCTTTGAATTCCACTCACCAAGTTTCCTATCATAATATCGTTTGAGGTCGTCATACCTCTTTTTATAGTCAACTTTAGTATAAGGTTTGGCTTCAACATTTAATGCTGATTCCTGTAAGACCTTATCCGAAGTAGCCGAGTCAGCTTCTGTTTTAACTTCTGGGTTGGCTGAATTGCCAGTCGCATAATTAAAACCTGTTTTCTGTTCGGTGTTTGGCATGGCTGGTCCAGTATCTGCGTGAACAAACTCTTTGGGCATTACATCTTCTGTATGCCAAGGTTTCTTACGATTATATGGATTCGCCACAACTTCGTTAGTTTTTCCTTCGTTCTCTTTATTCATAATATCCTCCTTTGGGCTTCTTTTACTGAAGGTAGCAAAAAAAGGTTGATTAATTTGAAACGAAGCTACAAGGGCTTCTATTCCTAGAAGGTAGCTTGTTTATCTAGAGTACCTACTCTAAATTCTGTTATACTATGGTTTCAGCTTCTGCTATTGCAGCAGCATCTTCTTGTTCAACCATACCAGCATCATAAGCTTCTTCAGCTTGTGCCATCATTTTTCTTAATTTATCAATGCCGATATTTTTAACAGCTTTTGCTGTAAATACAAATTCGCCATCTGACAATAATGCTGGGATAGAGTCTGAAGTTCCAGTACCTGGTCCTTCTACTTCTCCATCTTCTGTAAATTCTGTTGCAACCATTTTTGGTAAAATGGCTTCTAATTCTGGATACATTTCTATAGCAGCATCCACAACTGCTTCTTCTTCTTCACTTAACATTGAAGTATCTAAAACACTTTCTGCATCTTCCATAGCTATATCTTCTTCCATAGCTACATCATCTGCAGCAATCTCATCTTCAATCAATGGCATAGGACCTTCTTCCATTCCTACTGGAGCCATTAAAGGTTCTTCAACAATTTCTTCTTCAGCAATTACTTCATCACCTTCTGCATAAGCTTTATAATCTTTTCTTCTATCATACTTTTCAGAAAGAGCTGCTGAACCACCAATACTAAATTTTGCTAAAGGTTCTTCTTGAGATATTTGGAAGTTATCCATGTAACCACCAAGAGCTGATTTATTTTTCTTTTGTTCTAATTTTTTTAATTTCTCTTTACCTTTTTTATCAAGAACTCCTGATTCATCCATAGCTTTTAATTTTTTATAAACACTTTTTTCTACAACATTTAATTTAGCTATTTTTTTAATATCACCAGGTTCTATCTCATGTTGTTCTAATTCAGGAATATCCTCTGGTAACAAAGGTTTAACACTATCACCTTTTGAATATCTAGTTCTAGATGGAGATAAACCTCTTTGAGGTAAACCTTTCCTAGCCGAAGCTGGAGTATTTACATCATAAGGTGTAATACCTGCAGGTTCTCTTTTTAGATTTCCATCAGATGCTCTGATTTCTTTATCAGATTCATCATTAGGTCTAAGATAAGGTGGTTTAGACATTAGTCCACCTGTAGCCATGTTAATGGGTTTTGCCATATTTCTATCCTATATTCGTATTATAACAATAATAACTTAATTAGTCAACACTACTCTTTGACTATTTCTCTTACCTGATTAGGCAGGTTCCTCAACCTGTCCAGAAAAATCCATCTCCCCTGGCATTGGTGCGTTGTCTGCACCGATTGGGATTTCGCCATTTCCAGAGACGTTTGTTCCTGCACCTTCTTGAGGTACTCCTCCATCACCGCCCATTGGTCCGAGTTGACCAGGGACAGGAGCTTGTGAGCCATTTGTTTTGTTAGCATTTTGGAATCCTATAATTTTAGCATAAATTTCTGCTTCATCCTTAGAGTTAATTATTTCTTCAGGGTCTAAATCTAATGAGTATGCTAACTCTTTAATGACTTCTGAGATTCTAACGAATGGAGCAATTGCAGGGTTTTGAATAGTTTGTAAGAACATTGTTAGTCTTTGAGAACGAACTTCTTTTCTCATCAAACTAGAACTCCCTGTGGCTTTTATTTCCAAGTCTCCTACGATTGGTAAATCACCTTCATAGAATTGCATATTCCATTGGAACATAGATTCTCCTAAAGGCTTAATTAATTGGTCGTCAATATTTTTAATAACTGTTTTAATATTTAAAGATGCAGCACCCATAAGCATTGACATACCTGATGCTGTTCTTGTCATACTTTGAACTCCTGTTTGTCCATGTGAGTATGATGGTATTCCTGTTGATTCATCTGCAAGTTGTCTGAACTTATCAAACATCTGCATATTTTCTACAGCAGTATTTGGAAATTTAATTCCATAGATTGCTTGACCAGGAACTCCTGCTTGTCTTTTAAAAATCTTACCAGGAAATACTTCCATGTTTTGATTATTAACTAAAGCAGATTCATCTATATCAAAAACTAAATTTCCAGCTAAAGCTAAATTATCAATTGCCATTCTTGCATGACCATTCATAATTGCTTGAGCATCATCCATATTTTCTGGAACACCTATTCCAAAAAAGTTATATGGATTTTTTTCATAAGAAAAAGCTTGGTAAGGTAATCTAAAAGGTTGAAAAGGATTTTCAACTAATCTAATAATTTTACCTCTTGATGTCCAAACATTAACTTGAACTTGAGTTGAATCTTCTATATCAGGGTCTATTGCTAATCCTTGTTCTCTAGCAGTCATAGCATCAACTGTTCCCCAATATTCTAATACTTCATATCTATTATTTTCTATATCACTAGCTGAAGTACTTTCTAAATTTATATCTGTTTCCCAATATTGTTTATTATAATTAGGACCCATTTCTAAACAAGCTTCAATTTGTTCTTTACTAAAGTAAGGTCTATTAATTAAATCTAAAAACTGATGTCTATTTAATCTGTGTCTTTGAATAACAAATTCACATTCATCCATACTTCTTGCATTAGGGTCTGGATACATATCCCAAATACTTACAAACTCTACTCTTGGAACTTTAACAAATTCAGGATGGTACTCTCTTGCAGCTCCATTACCTGTTGAACCATACTTATGTAAAGTTTTATTATAAGTAAATGGACCTTTTAAAATTCCTGTTCCTAATAAACAAGATTCAAAGATAGAGTTTCTTAATTCAACACTACCATCTGATTCATCTAATTGGTCATGTATTAATTTTTCTAATCTTCGTGAAGCTATTTGAGCTGGTTTAATTTGTGAAAATTCTGGAAGTTTAGCAGGACCTTCTTCTAATTCTGCTTTTTCATATTCAGGTTCTAAGGATGATAAAAAACTTTCATTTAAAGAACTAAACGTAGCTCCTTTAGGTAAAGGTTTTCCATCACCAGGGAATCCTAAATTAGAAGTAGGACTCATTGGTTGTTCACCAGGTATATATTCTAAGTTACCTTCAACACTAGGAGTTGGCTGCATATTCTCATCACCCATTTGTTCTTTCAATGGATTCATGTGAGCATACTCAGCTATACCTTCAGGAACTTTAGTTTCTTGAATTGTTAATGGAAACTTACCCATTCCAAAAAGTACATCTATAATTTGTCCATAAGCAGCTAATACTTTCGTTTTAGTTACTTTAACAAAAACTCTAGATTTCTCATGTTCAGTAAAATGAATATTCTTATAATATTTTCCACGATAGTTATGATAAGATTGTAACCATCTACTTTCATCATCTTGTCTTGAATCTTTACAAGCTGTGAATTTCTTATCTATCATAGATACAAGAAGGTTAATATCTTCTTGTACATTTTCATTTCTTTGTGCTAATAGGTCTTGGTCCCTTTGAGCACTTGGTAATAAAGCCATATGTAAAATACCTCTATACTATATAATAATACACTTATTAATGTCGTTTGTCAACAATCTTTTTGATTTCAATGATAACAGATGTAGGGATTATAGTTGTATTTGCAATCTCATCTATAGACCCTTCTTCCTTTTCTGATAGAGAATA